CCGGTGACAGGGATGCTCCGCAATGTCCCAAGGAATACGTACAAGGTTATCGTTCGCAAGGGCACTACGCCTTTGGCTGGGCAGCCGGCTGCCGTAATGAATATTACGGTTCAGTTCGACGTCCCAGCTGGTGCAGACTCTGCGGACCCTAGCAATGTGCGTGCTGGCCTTTCGTTGCTGATTGCTTCACTTCATCAAATAAGTGCCTCAATCGGTGACTCTTTAGTCAGTGGGGTTATCTAGGAGCCTAATAAGCTTCTAGTACTATGCTTATGAAAGCTAGTATACTCCAATGGTTTAAAGAGCACGATCGTGCCATCCTTGTTACTGCGATCGCTGTCTCGAAGGCTGGTCTACTTGGAAAAGTAGGTCAGTCTATCGTTTCAGCAATTGCAGTAATGTGTGGGGTTCAGTAGTCGAGTAATCTTCTACTTCCTCACGTTGGACATTTCGGGAGGTGCCATATGGGCCTTAGCCCTATCGCTCTTTACGATGCCGTCTGCAAAGATGTTGCGCCTTTCATGGTCAGGGGTAATCCCCTTGACTATATTGGCCTCTCTTACAAACAGTTTGTATCTAGCTCACTTGCGTACAACATTGTACGCAAGTGGATTCCAAAAGAATCCTCCGAGCAAGATCTTGCTGCTTTTAAGAGTTTCATACTTGCTAACAACAAGTGTGGAGCGTGGAAACTACCAGAATTGGGTCTTCTTGACTCAATTCTCTTTAACATGATTGTTAAGGAGATTGATGACTTTTGTCACCCTGGTGGTCGTCCTCTCGTCGGGTCCTACTTCGATATTTTACGTCGAAGTAGACCCGGTCCTGGGGTTGCCGTTGGTGCTATAGCTACTTCGTATTATACGAAGTATATGGCATCTCGGCTTTCCACTACATCTAGGTATCTATACGAGGAGTATAGACGCTACACTGAATGGATCCCCACTTTTGATGAGGCGGAAGCTGTCCGCCGTCAAATGTGTGGAGAGGTTCGTGTAGTGGCCGGCAGTCGGATTCGCTTTGTCCCAAAAACGAGCGCTACTAGTCGCATGATATGCATCGAACCTTCGCTGAATATGTTTTATCAGCTTGGTTTCGGTGATATACTTACGGATAGGCTAGCATCTCACTTTAATGTGAGGCTAGATTCCCAGCCGTTTGTAAATCAGGCACTAGCAAGGAGAGGTAGTCTCGATGGTACTTTATGTACTATCGATCTTTCCTCAGCATCCGATTCAATCTCCTACAACCTTGTTAAGGCCCTTTTTCCTAAGTGGTTCTTTGAACTACTTTGTGAATTAAGGTCTCCTTACACAGATGTGGAAGGTATCGGGTACGTTCCTTTGCAGATGATATCTACTATGGGTAATGGTTTTACATTCCCGTTGCAGACTATCATTTTTTCAGCGCTTTTGCGTGCCGTCTCAAAATTCCATAATGGGACGGTCGGTTCTAGTGGTATCTGGTCGTGTTTTGGAGACGATCTGATTTGTGATAGCTATTGCTATCCCACAGTCATACGTCTCCTTAACCTTCTAGGTTTCACCCCGAACCCCGCAAAGTCCTTCTCTGAAGGACCGTTCCGAGAGTCTTGTGGAGCTGATTGGTTTTTAGGCCAACCAGTACGTCCAGTTTTCGTTAAGAAGCTGGACTTACCATTTGACTACTTGGTCGCCATTAACCAGTTAAATGAGTGGACTGCGTATACCGGTATCCCTTTATGGAATACCATTAAGTTACTTAGGAGTTGTCTAAGACATAAGTTTCTTACTTATGTCCCTTTAGATTCTCCTAATGACTCTGGTTTACGCGTCCCCTTATCCTTCATCCGTCCAAAGTACAACAGGAACCTCTCTTTTGTCTACAAGACTTGGGAGAGGAGACCTTCTTGTATTAGGATTGGTGAGGGGGAGATCCGTCTCCCGACTGGCCGCAGATGCCCATACAACCCTGCTGGATTGTATGCAAGCTTTCTGTTTGGCGAATTGGTTGACTATAGTATCATGGTCAGGCATGACCTAAAGTACTATAGGACAAGGCGGCGTGTAACCCCTTGCTGGGATTACATTCCGA